TTCGCGATAAGCTTCTGCTATTTGATTGCGCTTTTCGAGTGCGGTCTTGATTAGAAATTCATCAAGTGTGCTATCTTGCTCGCCGTCAATTTTCAGGTCAGGATTGAGCACCACTTCTTCTTTAATCATCTCGGCACGGATTACATCCTTTCGATACACGCTGACCAATTCATCAGGATGGCTCTTGGGGGTTGCCGAAATACGGATTTCTACGGCAGGGTTAATTCTTTCAAGAACCTGCGCAGACTTGTCGGCAGTCTTTGACCAGAACATATGTTCCTCGTCAATAATAACTACGATTGGAGTGCCTTGTTCGTCTTGAGTGCGGCGAGTTATTTCGTATAAAGATTTATCCTGCTCACTTTCGCGGACAATGATAGCATTCTCTTTGTTGATACTTTCCCAATTGACAAAGAGGATTTCGTTCGGATGGAGGTAGCCCTCCGAATGGTCCAACTCATCGTACATTACCGGACGAAGTATGCGATTCTCGTTGAAAGCGTGCTTAATCTTGAAGTAGCTTTGCTCATGCAATTTATTTGGAGCAATCCAGATAAATGCTATTTCTTGATAACGACTGTCTCCGCGATTCTTTAGTTCTTCAACAATTTCGCCAAGAGCAACGCTTGCCATTACAGTTTTCCCGGAACCGGTTGGAGCTTCAAAGATAAGCTTCTTACGCTTTTCTCCGAGATTCAATAGATCAATCGTCTTTTCGGTTAATTCCTTAATGGCCTTCTGCTGGTATTGTAAGTCTTTCATTGTTCGCCTCCTTCCTCAAATGAATCAAACAAAGAGGTTGCATTCTTTTGTTGCATCTGATCTGTTTCAACATCATTGATGGCAACTCGTCCATCTGTGTGTTTCGGCAAAATCCGCTTGTATGTATTATAGATTGCTGCAGGCAAAGCACACAAGTTTACGTTGTTGTTGACTGTTTCAAACGCTTCTTCCCATGGATCCTCACTCGGAGAGAATACATACACCTTAATCGGTTCTGCTGGAGTCATCTTCTCAATTTGCGCTACAATTTCTGGTATAACAGCCTCATAGTAGATAACAAGCATTGATTTGTCTCCATTCGTAAAGTATCGCATTACTTTAGGGAGTGTAGGCAAATCTCCGAAATGCTTTTCTTCATTGTACAAATCTTCTTTAATGCAAAGCATATCGGTTGCCAGCGACATTAGCTGACGCATATTCTTGGGAGAGCGTGAGCGACTAACAAACGAAGTACGGTAATAACGCAGTTTGTTATTATGCAAGCCTTCAACTTCTTCTCCGTTTGGTTTAGTGTAACCATTGATAACTTGTTTGTTACGCTCATAGGTAACATTCTCACAAATGCCATTCTCATTGTTAGTCACAAGAATACATTTACGATTACCTCCATCCTCAGCATTTAACTGCATTGTGGCATGAAGTGTTGTCCCTGAACCAGCAAAGAAGTCAAGGATAAGACATTCCTGTGCTGTTGGATTGGAGATTTTCAAAAGATAGGAAATCAATGATATAGGCTTGGGGAATCCAAATGGTTTTCCATTGAATATAGCACTTAAATCTTTTGTTCCATCCTGTGTCATCCCCACTTCTTTGGGTAGGTCTGTGCTAACTGACGTGTAACCAAATCTACCTTTTGCCTTAGCCTCATCATCCTCTTTCCAATACCTTAACACAGGGCGAGAGATGTTCAAGAAATCATAATCTTTTGGGAAAACGATTCTTTCCGCATCGTAGTATTTGTGAAATGTTTCTTCGGTTATTGCCCATGTTCTCAGATGGCTCGCTGGATATTTATCACCATTTTTGGGATTAACAATAGTAAAGAAACTATTAGGACGTTCATCCGCACTTGTTTGCTTCGTTAAATCATGAACTCTCCATGGTTTACCCGGGAAATCAGGAGTTTCATAATATTTTCTCGTCTCCTTTTGAATCCCAGCATTATAATTATTTTTGCAGTAGCACAAAATCCACTCATAGTCTTGCGAGAAATAATGAGGGACATCTGACTTTGCTGTTCTTTTACGCCATGGTATAGAGGCAACATAGTCTAAATTATGGAATAATTCATCACAAAGCAGTTTCAAATTAGCTTGTTCATTATCATCAATAGAGATAAAGATAACGCCCTTGTCTGAAAGAAGTTGTTTAGCTAATTTCAAACGTTTAGACATAAAACTCAACCACTTAGAGTGACGGTATGTATCTTCGCTATCTACATAACTATCGTTATACACAAAGTCTTTATTCCCAGTGTTATAAGGAGGATCGATGTAAATAACGTCAATCTTGCCCTCATGAGTATAGGCAAGAGCCGTCAGCGCTTCAAGGTTGTCACCCTCAATGAGAATATGATTGGGAGCATCCGCTTTGTTATCGCCAGGTACGAACTTGTTTTTGTCCTCGATAAGCACGGGGAGTTCAGTGCGGAGACGTTCTTCTACATCTTCGGGCTTATCTTCCCACACCAGTCCATACTTCTTGTGCGAACGCAACAGACCAAGCAGTGACGAACGCTCATCGTTCGTCAACCCCTCAATCGTGTTGATTTTCGCTATAAGGCTACTTTTGTCAATTGCCATAGATGTTATATGAATACGTATTATTACGCTATAAAATGCAGAAAACTCACGTGTTCGCTCGGCAGGTCGACCAAAACCTTTCAGAGAACAAATGAGTTTTCGAATGTATCGCGGTAAGCACCGTGTATCTTGTATGTGATTTTTGGGTCAATTTGCCGAGCATGATGCTCTGTATGTGCAAAGTTAACATTTATTCTGTAAAAATTAACTATGCAAGGCAAATTTAATTAGGGGATGGGCAAAAATCAGGCACCTCCGTTTTAAACTTGGTTAAAAATAGCGATTTTTGCGGGTGGGGAGGCGTGGTTACTCCTCGAAGTAGGAGGCGGCGAGGTCTTGGACGAGGTTCTGGGAGATGTAGAAGTTGTCGTCGGATTCATCGTACTCCATGAGGTCGAGGAAGTCGTGGAGGTCCAAGGTGTCATCGAAGCCGTTGTCCTCTCCGAGGACGTCGGCAGCAATCATGTCGTCGGCATCTACCAGCGAAACGGTGTGTTCGCTGGGGCTGATGCCGAGAATGGCGTCCTCCTGATGGGCGAAGTCGAGCTGGTTATACTGGTCTATAACGGCGTTGATGGCGTCCACAAGTGCCACCATTTCCGGATTGTTCTTGTCGAAAGGCATAGTGGGTTATTGATAATTTCTGCGCGAAGTTACAAAAAAGTTCCTACCGTAGCAAATTCTGTGGTATTGGGGGCGGTGGCCGGAGCGGAATTTTGCGGGCGTGGGAACGCCTGCAAAATGGGGGTATGAGTTAGGGATAGAAACCGAAGGCGGAGACCCCCCGGAGGGAAGGGGGCTCCGTCGCTTGCGATGATAGCCCGACGGCGGTAGCCGGAACTCCCAAAAGAAAATACGCAGCGGCTAAATCACCCCGGAGGAGGAGAACGAGAAGGTGGTGTGCTGGGGGAACTTCTCGCAGCCAATGTAGAGGGTGTCGAAGGCGTCCGTGCCATCCGTGCGCAACTCAAGGAGGTTTTCTTCCGACTCAGGTAACTTCTCGCCCGACTTATCCTTGCGGAAACCATTGCGCCCGCGACTCACCCCTGCCGACTGGATGGCCAAAATCAGGTCGTCGTTATTCTGACGGTTGAAGAACGGCATCAGGCGCTGCTTCCCGGCGAACCCCTGGTTGATAAGCAGGTACTTTTCATCGTGGCGCATAGGGTTGCCGAGGTAGATGTCCACAACCTGCCAGCCATGCTTCTCGAACTCATGGACGATGACCCAGTGGAAATCCTGCTCATTGACAGCATAGTTGCCCCCGAGAGCGGTAGCATCGTAGTAAAAGATTACCGTCTTATTCTGGTGATTCTCGTAGTAGCGGCAGAAATCATCAATCAGCGCCGGAATCTTTCGCTCGAACTTCACGTAGAACGACTTGATAACATTTAGGCGTTTCCCCTCCGGTTGACCCGCTACAATCCAGTTGATGTTAGCGTTATAGTCCATGCCGATGCAGATAGGCTTCAGCGGGTTAACATCAGCATCCGCATCAGAGTTAAGCGAGGCCGGTGACGAAGCGAGAGAACCATCCGCCAGCTTCCGGAACTCCGCATCCAATACCTCGAAGTTCGAAGCATTGTACTTGTGCCCCTCGCGCATCGACGAGTAAAAACCATCCTTAGCGATGCCCAGACGTTGACAAAGGATAGAGGTCTGGAACGTCTTAGGCGTGAGGTCGCGCTTCATCTGCTTAATGTAATTCTCGCCCAGGAGCTGGAGATTCTCAATCGAGGAATACTCCTTATAGTAGACAGCGACGGAACGCATCTTGTTAAGGTCGGTGTCGAGGCGGCGCAGATGACTCCGGAGGTATTTTGGAATTGGGGAACCGGATAGCTTCAGCTGCCGGATACGCTGCTTCACCCGCCAAATCTCGTAGACAGTAGCCTTGATGGTCTCGATAAGTTCCACATCCATCTTCTCGCGGTAATGCAAGAACCAAGAGCCCTTCTGCGACTGCGGCATATCCGAGAGAATCATAATCGCATGGTTGAACGAGTGCCGGCCAAAGTGCGACTTAATGCCACCATTCGCCGGGAGCGTTTCATCCTTAAGCTTGTCATAGTCGATGAACTTAGCTTCATCGACCAGCAGCCAAGAGAGCGTCAGCGAGTTTGACGAACCCGGACGGTCCTGGCTGATAATGACAGCGCACGAACCATTATAGAATGCGATTACATGCTCATAATCTGATGGCTCAATGATTGGTTTCTTGAACGCCTTAGGCGGTTTACGCCCCACAACATAATGGATACCATTGGTAAAACCCCACCGCTTCCAAGCGGCGAACAACCCCGGGAGGGTGTTGGTCAGCCCATGCTTGAAAGTGGGGACCACAATCCCCCCGGTCGAGCCGGGCATCCGCTGCATATTGCGCAGCACAAACGGCGACGCGATGGAGTCAGTCTTTCCGGTGCGTCGCCCCGCCACGATCACCGTAGTGTTAGCGCCAATGAGCTGCGTCAGGCGCTGCGGAGTGTTGAAATAAACGCGCTTGTCAGCGCTTGCATCATTGCTCATAATTCGTAAACATCATCGGGGGTTGGGGTGTCCTGCTTCGGGAACAGCTCATCCTCCTCGAGGTCAGCGTCCTCAAACTCAACATCCTCGATGTCGATGGTTTCCTTGCGGTACTTCTCAATCATAGCGTCAATCTTATCTTGCAGATTCGGGATAGGCTTAATGCCGAGCACTGAGGGGTCGGAAGTAGCTGTGAATGGCTGCACCAGAATCATCTCCAGCGGCATCGCCTTTTCATCGTCAGTGTCAACGCGGTTCCACTTTGCGTAAGACGATGCCGACTTCTCCATCGTCTTAGTGTCCTTGCGCTTCTTCGCCATCTGGTAAGTTTCCAGAATCATCTCATTGTAGCGCCACTTATGGAAATCGCGCCCCGCCTCCGTAATGTTCGGCAGGATAGCCTTGATGATGGCCAAGTCAGAGTAGGCCGTTACGTGCGACAGTTCGTAACGCGACTTGACCTCCTGCACAAACTGCGTGTCGGAAGCCTCCGGGTTAGCAATAACCCAGAAATACATAGCGCGGATGCGCATTACGCGCTCAACCAATTGAGCCGGGTAATGGCGCTGCACCAGTTCCGCCTCACTTGTAAAGAGGTCGGAACGGCAAAGTTCGAGGGCGGAGATGTTAGGCATGGTTATTCGTCATCCTCCATATCGAGGAGATTGCGGTGAGTATTCTCAATGGCCAGCGGAGAGCCAACCTGCGCCAGCAGCATTTCCTGGTGAAGCAGCTTCACCTTTGAAGCAGCCTTGCCGCGGTAGTAGGCTTTCGACACATCAGAGCCGCGTTGGGAGATGTCCCAGCGCAGCTGCTCAACGGGGAGGTCAAGGATGACCGCCATGTCGGAAATCTTCAAGTAGATAGCAGCGAATTTTTCAATCTGCGCTAATACGTCCGGAGAGTAAGTCATTGAGGGGAACAGAATGGTTGGTTATGAGGTCCTGCACATCGGCATAGAGCGAAGCGAAGATGGCCGGGTCGGTAGTGATAAAAGCGGATTCGGCACGATTACCGCGAGTAAGATTCTGAGAAGTAACAACGGTGACGGCATCGCCGCGTTCGCTTTTCACCAACAGAATCTTGCTGTGGTTGTCAGCCAAGAAAGTACGCTCGATCACCTGGGCGATGAACGCCCAGAGCTTGAGCGTCTTGTTCGTGGCCTTATGGTCCAGAACAAGATTGATTCGGCTGACCTTGCCGGATTTCTCGATGAAGAACAAACGGCGAAGGAACTCCTCGGAGATGGAAAACGAAGTTTGCCAGATCTCCGATTTGCCGACCTGATGGAGAATCCAATCCAGCACGTCGGCAACCTGAACCGCGTTGGAGAGATACGCCTGGTAAGGCGTCTCGGCAAGCGGTTTGAGGATGTCGCCAATATCCTCGCTACGCTTCATCGGAGATTATGTAATGGTCGTAGCGGTCCCAGTTTTCGTGCATCTTCTTATCGAGGCGGATAAGCTCCTTGAGGAACGGATAGCGGTCGCTGTCCGGACAAGGTGCATTCTCGAGCGAGAGATTGCGAAGCTGCAAATGCAGCTCACGCATCTGTTGGAGAAGCGACAGATTCTCAACATAGCAAGCCTGAATCTCATCGGGGAGTCGGTCATGATCCTCGCGCTTACCCTTGCGGAACTCCGCCGCCTCCGTCGATAGCGACAGCTCATTGGCAACGATGGTTTCAACCTGCGCTGCCATCTCCTCCACCTGCTGATGGGTGAGGTCCTGC